TTTTCAACTAGTCTTCTGGCTAATCTTCTGTGTTGTCTATTATCTCTGTCTTCTTTGCTTCTTACTGCATATTCACGTTTGTAGTCTCTAGCCATTAAAATACTGAACTATTACCTAGCTTTCTCTCTACTTCTTTTCTGTATACTGGGTCTTTATCGTATCTTGGGTCATTCATTGCTTCAGTTACTTGTTGTACTGAATTGAATTGTGAAACAGCAGTATTATTAACATCACCTTGAACCATTTCTTGTGGTGCAGTTGTTGGATTAGACATTCCTGCTCTAACCATTAAACCTTGTACAGCTAATTTCACTTGGTCAATACTTCCTGTAGAAGTTAAATCATTAAATGCAGTTTGTTCACCATCATTTAAATTCTTACTAGCCCAATCAATAAGTTCACCATATTGTTCTTTTCCACCTACAGTATTAAAAACTTGAGCTGATTGTGTTTCAGCAATAGCCTTTTGTCCTCTAATGTATTCATCAACAAGACCTTTATCTAAACCTTGTTTTGCTAATTCACCATAACTGTTAGTTGATAGTTCACCATTGTCTGCATACTCATCTGCAAATTTAGTCATATCAAAACCTGTAGAAGCAACTTTAGGAATTTCTAAACCTTCCTTTTTAATTTCTTCATTTACTGGTTCTGGTTCTGCTTGTTTACCAGAAAATTGTTTTTCTAATTCAGAATATGCTTTAGATAATTCTTCAGCAGACTTAAATTTTTCAGGTAACCATTCAGGTCTTTGGTTCTCAATAGTTTGTGCGTCAATATTTGGTTCAGTTGCAATGGCTCTATTACCATCTTCGTCTGCACCAGTTTCTATATTGATACCTTGTTCTTTTAATTCAGCGATAGCATCTTCATTAGTTGGTTGTGCTTCTGCTGTATTTATTTCTACTTTTGCCATAGTTTTTTTTATTCCTCTTGGTTAATAACAACTTCACCTTCTTCCGAAGATATTGATGCTCCAGAGTTAGCAAGATTTTGTGCCATTGGCACTGCTACTCTAGGGTCAGTTGCCATGTTCTGCATCTGTTGAGCCATCTGTTGTTGTTGTGATTGTTGGTCTTGTTGTTGTAATTCTTCAGGTGTTTTAATTAGACCTACAATATCAATTTGATTTGCTATACCAAATTTCTTGATAGCATTTTCAAGGTTGATATGTTTTGCAAGTACATCAGCACCTAAAGTTCCTGCAAGGTCAGATAAGAATTGTAATAATTTTAATCTATCACTTGCTCTACCCAATGCTTCCATTCCAACTATAATTTTTACTTTAACTATATCTTTTGGAAGTTCTGGTAGGAGTTTCTTCTGTCTTAACATTGCTAATTTAGTATTAAGATAAGGCAGTTGAAATTCTGTTGTTAATATTCCATAGACACCACCAAGTGCATCTTGCAATTCATTGGCCACTAATTGGACTTCTGTTGCAGTTACTCTTTCGGCTTGTCTTTGAACTGAAGCATTTAACAAGAAAGCAAATTGAAGTCTTTGTTCAATTCTATTCATGCTCTCTAAAGCTACTCTAAAATCTGCGAATTTATTGGCTTGTAGGACTGTTACATCTGAAGCTGAACCTTCAATAATAGCACCATTACTTGCCTTTGCTATTGCTGAAGCCCTTGTAGTTCCTGAAGGACTTACAAGAAATAACATTTTAGCAGAAGCAGAACTTCCTTCTAATATTGCTCTTGATAAACCTTCTAGTGATTTCAAGTCACCAATGAAACTTTCAACATGTCCTCTACCATAATTCATGCCATCAATTCTATTAAATCTTAATGCAAGGTAAGGTAATGTTTCTTTTGTAAATTCTTTTTTATATAAAATATTTCCTTTTACTTCTTGATGGACAATATATTTATTTCCTTCTTTCTTAACACATGTATATAAATCTAATGCTTGGTCTTCTTGTGTGTTGTCGTCTAATTTTAAATTCTTTGTAATATTTTCTGGTAGGGTACTAGCAGTAACTCCTTCTTTAATAATAATTTTTAATACAATTCCTTGTGGGTCTCTTTTAACTACATAATTTTCTAATCTATAAGTTCTTAATCCTGTATCAGTTATATGTAAAAGAACATTACCAGATACAATTAAATGTTTTAATGCTTCGTATACTGCAACTCTATCATTTTGAGTTTCAATATTATCCATTACAGATTTTTCTATTTTAGCTAAACCTTGTTCTATAAGTTTCTTTTCTTCTGGGTCACCTTGAATTTTTTTATATACTAACTCATCAACATCAATTCTGAAGAATGGTGCTTGTGGTGGAAATAAAGCTAACATCAATTTTGATGCTAAATTTAAAACACCTCTACTACCTATACTTTGATATGGAGTAACGTAATTTGTGTTTTCATTAGAACCTTTTGCAGGATACAAATAAGGAATTGTTAAATCAGCACTTTCTCTTGCTCTTTGTAAATAACTTTCTCTATCTTGTTCTAGCTTTTGGTACTGACCTTCAATAGAATTATTTGGTTTACTATTGATGGTTTCGTCACTTAAAGTATATCGTTCCGACTTCATTAAATATTAAGCAGTTGGAAAGTTTGTTCCACTACCACTTGATGCTAAAGGTATTCTTAAAGACCCTCTACCAACTCTTTTTCTTGCATAATTTGATGCAACAGTTGTACTTGCTGTACTGTTACCTGCTTCTGTAGGTGCTTTCTGTTTCGTTGTAGCACTCGTCACTATTGGTGGTGGAGCAGGAATTTGTACTGGAGCAGGTGGTGGACTTGGTTTTGAAAATGAACACATGTCTAGTTTTCCTCTTGTTGTTTGTTTTCTTTGATTAAATGATTAACGACACTTCTCTGACCTGCTTTAAACCAAACCAATTTTTCGTTGTCTTCTAGGTTTGGACACTTGTCAGGAAATATTTCGTCTAGGTAGCTAATAACTTCTTCGCTAATTCTTGGCTTTTTTGTCATTAGATACTCCTAAAGTGTCACTTAATTGTTCGTTTCTTTTTGATAAGATTTCTCCTGCTATTGCTGAATACCCACAGGCATCAACAAAATCGTCAGAATTAAAGCTACCCCCCTGACTTCTTGCTATCTTTAGCAAAGCCATCATATTCGCTACATCTTCAGGTAAGATAACTATAGATAGTTTAGTCTTATTCTGTAGGAAGCCAGTCCATAATCTGGCAATGTTTTCATGGTTTACTACCTTATCTCCATGTTTATCTTCTCTATCTTTACTAACTAGCTTTTTTGCTTGGTCTAGAATTTTTGTACATTCCATGTGTTCTCCATAATATTATTTGTTTAGTTTCATAATTGTATTCTCCATCTCTTAATATTCTTGCTAGTCTGCCTTGATGGTAAGCATCAGCAACCTCATATCCATTTCTATGATATTCTGAACAAACAGCTTCCCAAAGTTCATCAATAGTTTTTCTATCTAAAAGAACTCTAGATGCTTTGACTTGTCCAACACCTTTACAACCACTGTAACCATCAGCACTGTCTCCAGTTAATACTTGGTACAAAAATTGTAATCAGCTTTTTGTTCATCTACATATTCAATACTGTCATCTATAATGAAACAGTGCCATGTAGGAATTGTTCTCATATCTTTATCACCAGAAACAATTACATTATTATTTTTGTATTTACCTGTTGCTAGTAATCCAAGAACATCATCACCTTCTAGTGCAGTAAAAGTTTCACACTTATGTGTGCTTTCAATCCATTTTCTTAATGGTGCATAACAAATAGGTTTTCTAATTCCTTTTCTGTGTGACTTATAAGTTTTATCTAAATCTTTTCTAAAATTAACTTTGTCAGAAAATGCTACAACAACATCTTTAGAACTTGTTATACCTAAATAATAAGCAATAGATTGTTTCCATAATTGTTTACCTTTTGCTAAATCAGAATGTAAAGTCCAAACATCATTGCCCCAATCAATAGGTTCTTCTAAACTAGAAGTAATCTTATAGGCAAGTAGGTCTCCATCAACCAACATAACTTTAGCTTTATTGTTATGAAAGTCATTCATATTTGTCATAGTTTTTTTGGCTTCAAAGGATTTAGCTTTATTTCTACTAATCACTTCAAAGTGTGCTTCATTCATCTCGGTCATAATTTAATCTCCTGTAGTTTGAGTATGTTTGATTTTGGTATTACTGTTGAGTTACCACCCTCATTGATTGTGCCATCTTCATTAAAATTAATGTCTCCAATGAAAACGTATGTGTTTTTATTTGTCGATAACAACCAACCCATTGTTATGCACACTGCTGTTTTTGATTTTTTAAGTTGAGGAATATTTGACCATTGACAATCCGAAACAATATCACTCCACCAACACTTATAAAATTTATATGGAAAATCTTCTGTATCAATATCTGGTAAGACAATTTTAGTTTTTAAAAGTTTCTTCATATTATTAAATTGAGTAAATCTGCTTTAGGAATTATGTGACCTTTGGAAGTCCAGTTATCTCCACCATTCTTGATTGGATAAGACTTCATTAGTTTCTTTAGAATTTTAGTTGGAATAAGCACCCATACTTGGTCTTTGCGTTTCTCTACCCATAGGCAAATTGCATAGTTTTTGGATTTAGTATTGTTGATACCAGAGAGTTTTCCTCTGCTTTCTATCTCTATAAAGACATTACCTGTCTTCTGACAAAGCCTATCTGTCTTACATTCTAGCTTACCTTCTACTGCTTCTTGAAATTCGTTTTCATATTGTTGTCCGAATTTTAAATCCAAGTCAAAGTGAGGTTTAGCTTTAGTGTGTGTCACTCCAGTTTTGACCGACCTTTATCTCACCATCTAACTGACATCTGAAATTAAAGTGGTCTTGTGTTTTCTTAAATAGCCCTTCAGCTATAACCTTAAATGGTTCTATTAGTTCTTCTTTAACAATGAACTGCATCTCGTCATGTACGTGTAAGACCATTGCGTAGTCTCTACCAAATTTATAACCTTCTTTTTCTAAATCATTATTAAGAATGATAGTTCCTTGTTTTACAAGTAACGCACCTGCTGATTGGATTAATAAATTTAAAAGTGAAAATTCAGCTCTACCAATTAATTTTCTACCATCAAGTCCTTTAACATAACCAAGTCTTCTGTGTTTACTTATGACTGCATCTTTTAATAATTTTAGTGCAGGAAGTTTTTGTTCAAATCTTTCTCTTATTCTTTTGGCTTCGCTAATATCGACTTTAAGGATTTCAGAGACCCTTTGATTTCCCCCACCATATACGTAAGCATAAATAAAAGTTTTAGCTTGAGAACGTGAGGATAGTCCGAGTAGTTTTTGATTGGTGGAATGTATATCATCTTCAAGTAAGATTTTCGAAAAATTCCCATTGTCATATATAGAGAGATAATGCCCCAACACACGCAACTCCAAACCAGAAAAATCAATACCACAAAACACCATACTGGCAGGAGAATAAAATAGAGACCTAAATTCTGTACCATATTCTTTACCTGTTGCCACACACTGTGCCAAGTTTGGTTTGAAGTGAGTACACCTTCCAGTGTTCGCCCCATTTGTAATAATTTGTCCATGAATTTTTCCTTTATTAGTTAATTTTAAATATGCTTGGTCACCTTCACTTAATTGTGAAAGTCTTTTTTGTACTAGTAAATAATCAGAAATTAATTTTGCTTCAGGATACTTTAATGAATTTAATATTCTTTCATTCACTTCTGCTTTTCCTGTTGCTGTAAAATCTTTAGGCTTCCAACCTAATCCTTTTAATCTAAATGCTATTTGGTCTCTTGAATTTGGATTAAATGTTTCTGTTATGAATTGTTCTTTTGGAACTCCTGCTTTAATTCCTTTTTTTCTGTTATCTCTTTTATAAGTTTTAAATCCTGTAGATTTATTAATAGGCGAAAAGACTAGAGCAAGTTTGTCTTCCAACTCTAGCCTTCTCTTTATCAGGATAGATAAAAGGTTCTCAGCAGAACTCTCATCAAATGGAACTCCATGTTCTATTTGTTTGTTAATCCATACAGCAAAGTCATGTTCTAACTTAATTGCATCTGGTGAATATTTAGCTTCAAGAATTAATAAGAATAATTTATGAGTTACTTCAACATCAAGTTCACAGTAATCCTGCATCTCCTTTGTCCAAATATCAAAAGTATTATTCTCTTTAAAGTCTCCCTTACGTAAACCAACTCGATAGCCCCAACTTTCTAATGAGTGCTTACCTATTAGTTTTGGTGGTACTTCTTTAAGTTTAAAGTCTAGTTCTTGTCTATTAGTCCATATTAACCTTGAACATAATAGAGTATCAAAAACAGCTCCTCTGTAGTCATAGTTAAAGACTTTCTTAATTGCAGGTATATCGAACCCAGTAATATTATGCCCTATTAGTAAAGTAGCTTTCTTCAGCAACTCTAGAGCATCTTCAAGATTGTCAGGATTATATGAGTATACAATATTCGTATCTATATCCTTAAAAACAATACAATGAATTTTATCTAACTTGTCTAGGAAACCATTGGTCTCCACATCTATTATAAGTTTCATTAGTGTATTAAGTGGACTGTTATTCTTTTGGTGCTTGGAAGTATGTGTCCGACATTCTCCAATGCTCTTTTAATTACTGCTTGTGCTTCAACATCACCACACATTATTACTGGGTGAACATTTTCAAATTTGATTGCATTATAAATTGCAGTCATAATTGTTTTACATGTTTGAAAAATTAATTGCTGATTATCAATATCAAGTTCTACGTAGTCAGGTTTGTCTACAAGAAAACTTAAAATGAATTTAGTAAGAAGTGCATCATTCATCAAAGTTACCTTCTGCAAGTCTTCCAGTTTCTTTATTGTAAATTAAAGTAGTTGCAATTCCAGTATCACCAGAAAATCTATTCTTTAATATTCTACAACTTAAAACATTTGCTTCTGTTTCTGATTGTTGATTTCTTTCAAAACCAATTACTGCATCTGATAATTGTCCTAACGATGCTGAACCTCTTAAATGAGATAATGAAGTATGAGTACCTTCCTCATGTCCTCTACCTTCTGGTCTTTTTAAATGAGATACAACAAACATTGCAATATTTAATTCTTCAACAAGTTGTCGAAGTTGCGTCATCGTATTATCGATTAGTCTTCTCTCATCACCTTCTGCAAGACCTGATATAACTATTGAGATATGGTCTAGGAAAATAACTTTGCAATCCAATCCTTTTACCATGTATCTAATTTTATTTAATAAGTCGTCAGAAGAAGCTGAACCCCAATGGTCGTAAAAACAAATATAATCTTTTATCTTACTCCACTCTTTTAAAATTGTTTCTTCAGGAATATCTTTCTTAACTTCAGGAATGTGAATTAGTTTATTTAAACCAACAGAGACAATACCTCTTACACTTCTCTTAACACTTTCTTCTAAAGCAATGTAACCAACCTTATGTTTATTTTTAACAAGGTCATAAGCAATTTCTCTGCAAACCTGTGACTTTCCAGTTCCACTACCTGCACATATTAAATTTAATTCACCTAATCTTATTCCACCTAATTTTTCATTTAAACCATTCCATTGATAAGGAATAGTTTCTGCATAAATATCATTTAATAATAAATCTTTTGTTTCTGTACCTTCAATAATTCCTTGTGGAGTAAATGCTTTAGCTTCAAAGATTGCATCAACTATTTTAGTTTTCTTACCTGCTTGTAATAATTCATTAGCATCTTTGCCTTGCAGTTTAGATATGAATACTTTTTTAACTGGTAATAAAGATGCACATTCAAGTGAAGCCTTATTTCCTGCAATATCATTGTCCATCA